CATCAATACGATGAAGACGAAGTATCGTCTTGATACGTTGTTCGGTGTTGTGAACAAGCAGCCTGAGATGAGCGGGATCATCCTGTTCAGCCAGCCGTAATCAACCGTTTCAACTTCTCAGGAGAATATCATGGGTTCACAAACAGTTCCTCCGTTCGGCACACTGACTGTGTCAGTAGCTGCTTCGGCCAAGGTTGCAACCTACTCGGCTGCTCCTTACACGGTGGATCAGGTCGTCGGCTTTCCTAACGAGCCGCCTGCCTTATCCAATTTGTTCAACAACTCAGGCAGCAACACATCGGCGGCGTTCACGTTAGCTGGTCAGGCAGTCATTAACGCTGGTTCACAACCGGTGCTCGTCAACGTCGGCGCCTCGGCGTCGGTTTATGAGCGCTTAGATGTGACTCAGCCCACTCCAGGGGTGCTCAACGCGACCGGTGCCCTGACTGCTGCGTTGATCCTCGCTGGCATCGTCACGTCAACCACGGGTGCGGCTGTCGCCGCCACCTTGGATACTGGTACGGTGATGGATGCAGCGTTGACCATGGCGGTCGGTGACTCGTTCGACTGGTCGGTAATTAACACCGGTGCGAATACATTCACGGTGACGGCTGCAGCGGGCCACACCATCGTGGGTGTGGCTGCAGTGGCGACAGTTACGTCTGCCCGATTCATCACGACGAAGACTGCTGCGAATACGTTCATCACGTATCGCGTTAGCTAGTCTTGAAGAGGAGGGCGGTGGGTAACTGCCGCCCTCACCTTATTCGCACGGCAAAACTAACAGGAGTGAGCGACGATGAGTTTTCCAACAATTGTATACAAAGACAAAGGTCCGCACCAACGAAAGGGTGGCACCTACGATTATAAGGGCGTTGCTGACCAAGAGGAGCTAGATGCAGCCATCGAAGCCGGTTGGCATACTACGCTGCCAGCGGCGACTGGCGAGGTTGTATCCGTTGCGGCTGATTTTGATCGCTTGAAGAGTGAAATTGAAACACTCGGCGACAATGAGCCACCTACCCGCGCGGAACTTGAGCACCAAGCAAAGGAACTGGGTATCAAATTCAGCAAGAAGATGACTGACGCCGAGTTAGCTAAGCTGATCGACGTCGAATTGGGGAGCTGACCATGGGCTGGACTAAGCGGCAATTTGTCGAGGCGGCCTTTGAGGAAGTGGGCTACGCTTCTTATGCCTACGATCTGCAGCCGGAGCAGCTGCAGTCTGGGTTGCGGCGCCTCGAAGCGCTAATGGGCACCTGGAATGGCCGCGGCGTGCGCATTGGTTATCCGCTGAGCTCCAATCCAGATAATGCTAGTTTAGATGAGGTGACGAGTGTGCCTGACGCCTCCAACGAGGCGATCTACTCGAATTTAGCGTTGCGCGTGGCGCCGCTTGTCGGTAAAACTGCCTCGGCTGAGACGAAGACGACGGCGCGCAGCGCTTATTTGGAACTGCTGAGCCGTTGCACGAAGCCAAATGAGATGCAGCTTCCGCATACGCTGCCATCGGGGGCGGGGAACAAACCATGGCGGACTGACACGCCGTTTTTGCAGGTGCCAGACGATCAACTCGATGCTGGCGACGACAGCACAATTGATTTTAACTGAGGATTTTGTCATGACTCAAATCAACCAACTTACAAGAGCCTCAGACGTAGCCGCTGGCGATTTGGTGCCGGTGTTCAGCACTGATAACGGCGATGCGCGGGCGGCGGCCATCTCAGTGCTGTTGGCGTATATGCAAGCTAACTTGGATTTCCCGTCGACGTTCGCTGAGTATGTGACGCAGTATTCAGCGCCGAACGCATCAGGGTTTAACGTCACCATCACGGATGGGGCGAGCAACAACACCAACGTGCACTTGATCTTGACGCCGACTGGCGGTTTCGCGGCCGGGACGATCACGCTCCCAGCGAAGGCCGGGCTCGCGGATAAGCAGGAGGTGCTCGTCAACTGCACGCAAGCTGTTACGACATTGACCATTGGGCTTAATGGCGCCACTGGCGCGGTTGGAGCCCCGACTACCTTGGCGGCAAACGCCTTTTTCCGGCTCAAATATGATGCCGTCACTTCTAACTGGTACCGAGTGGGGTAAACTACAATGGAACGCATTAATAAATCTCCGAATGTCATTCCGGTCACGGCAAGTGATTCCACGGTCTATACACCGGCATTGATTGCCTTGCGGGTGGGGACGACAGCTGGTACGCTTGTCGTCTTCAGCGGCGGCCAGCAGGTAACGATCCCGAATGTCCTCGCCGGCGAGACAATCTACGGGTCATTTAATAAGGTTATGGCTGCCTCGACTGCAGTCGGCATCAACGGCTTCCAATTTCCTGAGTGAGTCATGCAGATTCCTGTACTCAACGGTGTTTATACGAATGAGGCCGCAGATTTCCGTGTGTCTTACCCGTATAATTTGGTGCCGGTGCCAGTCGATCAAGGAATCAGCCAAGGCTATTTGAGGCCGGCTGAGGGTGTGACTGCCTTCACTGGTTCAGGGCCAGGGGTGGATCGTGGCGGCATTAACTGGAATGGAGTCTGCTATCGGGTGATGGGCACCAGTTTGGTGTCGATTGATTCGGGAGGGGTCATCTCCGTGCTGGGCGCCGTGGCTGGCACAGATCAAGTATCATTCGACTACTCATTCGACTTCTTAGCGGTATCTGGTGGCGGCAACCTATATCTGTGGAACGGCGCCACCTTGGTGCAAAATACGGACCCTGATTTAGGGACGGTCGTCGACTTCATCTGGGTAGATGGTTACTTCATGACTACTGATGGATCATTCTTAGCTGTCACGGAGCTGACAAACCCCTTCTCAGTGTTACCAACGAAGTACGGCTCATCTGAGGTGGACCCTGACCCGATTTTAGCGCTGCTGAAATTGCATAATGAGCCCACTGCAATCAATCGTTACACGATGGAAACCTTCAGCAACATCGGCGGGGATGGTTTCCCATTCAGCCGTATTGATGGTGCGATGATTGACAAAGGGGCGGTTGGTACGCACGCTTGCTGTGTGTTTATGGATAACATCGCCCTGGTAGGCGGCGGGCGGAATGAGGCGATCTCAGTTTATCTTGGTTCAAACGGTCAGATGACACGCATCGCGACTCGTGAAATCGATTTGATCTTGGCTTCGTATACAGACGAGACACTCGCGAAGGTTAAGATAGAGCCGCGAGTGGATAAGGGGCACCAGTTGCTCTATGTTCATCTGCCTGATAAAACATTGGTCTATGACGGCGCCGCTTCGGCGGTGACTAATGATCGTGTGTGGTTTATTGTCGGGTCGAATCTTAGCCAAGCTCAATATCGCATTAGGAACTTCGTGCGTTGTTATAGCCAGTGGCTGGTGGGTGATACAGTGAACCCAGTTATTGGAACGATGACCACTGCAGTGTCAACTCATTGGGGCGCGCGAATTGGCTGGGAGTTTTCGACTGTTGCGCTTTACAACGATGGCGCTGGATGCATCTTCCACGAGCTCGAGTTGGTGGCGTTGTCTGGGCGAGTAGATCTCGGTGTCGATCCACGCATCAGCACACAGTATTCCTACGATGGTGAAATCTGGAGCCAACAGAAGTGGATTTCCCCAGGTAAGCTTGGGCAGAAGCAGAAGCGATTGGTTTGGCTTAATCAAGGGCCAATGCAACACTGGCGTATTCAGAAATTTAATGGCGATAGTGACAGCCGGCTGTCTATCGCGCGATTAGAAGCTCGCGTCGAGCCGTTGACGGTGTAGCATGGCCAGTGAAAATGATCCACGGCCGGTCCTGCGTCAAGAGCTCGCACGAGTTTTTAAGAATCAGCGGGTGATTCGAGCGTTTGAAAAGATTTTTGATCTAATTCCGCCTGAGTTTATTGACCAACAGCAACAGATTGACGAGTTGACCACCGCTTTGGCTGATGTTTTGGCTGAGTTGTCGATTGTGCCTCAGCTGGGTGAGCTACAAGCCAGAGTGGCTGAACTCGCAAAAGAGATTCAAGACTTGAAACAGGGTGTAGTTATATGACCGTCCAAGCAAAAGTTCTTATCACTGCTGTGCAGGCGGCTGGCGTGGAGACTACGCAGTACACCGCACCAGCTAACACGCGCACCATCATTGATAAGTTCACCGGGACGAATACGACAGCTGGCGCGGTGACGTTGACAGTTAAGCTGGTCCTATCAGGCGGTGCGGCTGGGGCTTCTAATACGATCGTCTCAGCGAAGTCGTTGGCGCCGGGTGAGTGCTACACCTTCCCAGAGCTTGTCGGCCACGTGTTGGGCGCGGGCGATTTCATCAGCACGTTGGCTGGTGCCGCCACTTCGATCACGATCCGAGCCTCAGGCCGGGAGATCACCTAACATGCCGCACATCGGTGAGTTCGTAACATTTGATGATGTGGATTGGGTGACGGCGACGCTGCTTAATTCGTGGACGTCGTTCAGCGCAACCTACAACGATCCAGCTTATGCGCGTGATTCATTGGGTGTGGTGCATCTGCGCGGTGCGGCGAAGGGTGGTGTGGCGTCGCCCGCGCTGGCGTTGTTTGTGCTGCCAGCGGGGTTTCGGCCGAATAAAGATATGATTTTCCCAGTAGTTTCGAACGACCTCTTCGGTTTGGTCATCGTGCAGGCGAATGGGAACGTGCTGATGACTGTGGGGTCTGGCGTGTACGTCTCGCTCGACGGGATCGATTTTAGAGCTTATAAATAGTTTACTTTGTCAGGTAGTCGCGGTAGAGTCCGAACTAGCTGAGTTTCGGCAGCCAGCGGCCACCTCCACCTAGGAGAGCCGTTTGTGAAGAATTTTCAATTACTCGCCACCGCCGAGATCGATCCGCTGCTGAATCAGATCTTGCGTCAACCCCAGCTCTGGCAAGCTGATACCTACCTGCGCGACTATCCACAAGGCCCCTTCGGGGAAGTTGAAACGATTTTCCTACGCTTTCCACCAGCTTCGGTCAGCGAACTGGAGCGTTCACAAAAAGATCAGCATGAGTGCGTCTGGATGGACGGCTACCTGCACCTACCTGAGGCGCGCGAGCTCATCTTTGGTTTGATGACCAAGGTCAGGGGGGAGCGCCTGGGTCGTGTCATGATCAATAAGATCAACCCCGGTGGGCGTATCTACCCGCACGCTGATACGCCAGTGCACGCTGAGTACTGGGATCGTTATCACATTGTGCTGCAATCAACCCCAGATTGTAAATTTCGCTGCAGCGACGAAGTTGTCAACATGCAAACCGGCCAAGTTTGGTGGTTTCAAAACGCACTTGAGCATGAGGTAATCAACAACTCGGCTGAGGCGCGACTACATCTCATCATCGATATCCGCACGCAGCGGCTAGCTTTCACCGGGCTCACGCCGACTAAGGTGACGCCATGATTACCTGCCAAGTTGAGTCGCTGACTGAGAAGCTTGAGGAGCTCAAGCCGCTCTTCGACCCGCATTGGCGTGAGCTGGCCTTGGATCAAGATAAGGTGCCATTGGACCCGCAGTATGACATCTACTTGGCGCGCGACGCGCTCGGTGAGGTGCTGCTGGTCACGGCGCGTGACAACGGCAGGCTCGCCGGCTACTTTATCGGGTTTGTGGCACCGGGGTTGCATTATAAAACCTGCTTAACGCTGACGATGGACATCTTTTGGATACACCCTGACTATCGTGCGGAAGATAGTCTCTCGCAGCTGGAGGAGCTCGTCTTAGGTGAGGAACTCTTCAAGTTGGTGCACAAAGCTGCACAGATGCGTGGGGTGCGACGTATCTTCGCTGGATCCAAGCTTCATAAAGACGCCTCATTTTTATTCGAGCAGCTCAAATATCAAGAAGTTGAGCGTTACTACAGCCTTTGGATTGGAGAGTGACATGGTCGCAGCAGCAATCATCGGTGGCGCAGTAGTAACTGCAGGTGCCACAGCATATTCTAGCAACAAGGCTTCGAAGGCGCAGGGAGCTGCGAGCGACGCTGGCGTAGCTGAGTCGCGCTATGAGTTCGACGAAGCTAAGAAGCTGTTGAAGCCCTTTGTTGAAGCTGGGACTGGGTCATTGACTGCGCAGCAGGATCTTATTGGATTGAACGGCCCCGATGCGCAGGCTAAGGCCATCGCTGGTATCCAGTCATCGCCGCAGTTTCAATCGTTGGTTAAGCAGGGTGAGGATTCCATTCTGCAAAATGCCTCGGCCACTGGCGGGTTGCGCGGCGGCAATACGCAGGCGGCGCTGGGGCAGTTCAGACCACAGGTACTAAGTCAGCTGATTGAGTCGCAGTACAACAAGCTGGCTGGCATCACGCAGGCGGGACAAGCTTCAGCTGCGGGTCAAGCTTCAGCCGGCATCCAGACTGGGGCCAACATCGCTCAGCTGCTGCAAGCAGGTGGTGCCGCTAAGGCGGGCAACGCGATGGCGCAAGGTCAAGCCATCGGTCAAATTGGTAACTCAATCGCCTCAGCGGCAATTTTAAACAATCTCAGTTCAAACAGCGGCGGCAAGGTGTTCTAACATGACGCAACCTAACGACTACACGCTTAAGTTAGCAGATCCAACTCAAAATGTGCTTGGGTCAGTGCAGCTTGGTGCTAATCTGATGCAGTTCCAGGCAGCCAAGCAGCAGATGGCACAGGCTGATGCTGCTATGAAAGCTCACCAAGCAATGAACGCGGACATCGCCAAGCTGTCTCAGAACCCGACTCCAGCTGGTGTCGCCCAGATGATGGTGAAGTATCCGCAAATGAGTGAGCAGTTCAAACGGGGTTATGATGCACTTGGCTCAGAGCAGCAGAAGGCGAAGGTGAATCAAGCCTCGCAGGTTTACTCAGCTCTGCTGGCGGGTGACCATGACACAGCTTATAGCACCTTGAAGGGGTACGCTGAGGCCTATCGCAACTCCGGCATGACGCAAGACGCAGATTCCTCGGATGCCTTGGCTGAAATCATTAAGCTGCATCCAGATACGGCTAAGACGACGGCTGGAGTGTACCTCGCTTCCGCTATGGGGCCGGAGAAATTTCAGGAGACCTTCAGCAAGCTAGAGTCTGAGCGCCGAGAACGTGATTTGGAACCTTCGAAGCTGACTGAAGCTCAGGCCGCAGCGCGAGCAGCAGCCACCAAAGCAGACTTTGCCCAATCTGAAGCTGTTATGGACCTGCAGAAGAAAGGATGGGACATCTACAAGATTCAGGAAGATGTTAAGATTGCAAAGGAGAACAACCGCATCGCCGCCATGAAGGCCGCAGCGGACAAGGAGACGAACGACTTGAAGCGGCAGGAGCTGCAGGATAAGTTGAAAGACGCTCAGCTAGCACGCGACCAAGCAGTGCGCGACCGTGTAGCTTCAGTGGAGCAGTCGCGTGGGACAATCGACAATTCACTGAGCACGATTGATCGGGTGTTGCAAAACCCGGCATTGAATGATGTCATCGGGTCAATGGAGGGCAGTTCGTTGTACCCGCATTTGCTGTCAGACAACGCGCAGAATGCGATTGCGGACATTGATACGATCAAGTCGCAGACTTTCCTAACGCAGCTGCAGAACTTGAAGAACGCCTCAGCGACTGGCGCCTCCGGGCTGGGTGCATTGAGTGAGCAGGAAGGCGAGCGGCTCATGAACGGGTTGCAGAGCTTGTCGCGTAAGCAGGGTGAGGATCAATTCCGCGCCAACTTAGGTGAGGTGCAGCGATTGCTGTTGAAGTCGCGTAAGGGGTTAGTTAATAAGTACGGCGTGCCTGACACCATCCCCGATACTCCACAGGTCAAAGCTTCGCCTGAAGAGGTTGAAGCCATCCTGAAGAAACACGGCGGGGGTTGAGATGGCCACGCTTGATCAACTTGAGAGGGCGTTGGTTAACGCCAACAAAGCTGGTGACATGGACGCTGTACGTAAGTTAGCACCGATCATCCGCGCTGAGCGTAAATCGCGTGATAACTTCAACAGCGCGCTAGACCCAACGACGGGGCAGCGTGTAAAGTTGGCGCCTATCCCGGGCGATGGGGACAATGCGCAAATTGCTGGTACTACTGCCGGTCCTGCCCCACTGTCTTTTGGACAGAAGGTCTTAGGTACAGGTGAGGCGGCGCTCACCACAGCTACTGGTGCCACCACTGGTACGCTCGGGACGCTTGGCGGTATGTTGAAAGGGTTAGCGGACGACATCATCTCAGGCAAGTACGGTACGCAGGAAGGGGCGGATATGGTGGCCAAGGCCGCTGAGGAGGGTGCTAATGCGCTCACTTATCAACCACGTTCTGAAGGCGGTGAGCGGATTGTCGGCAAGATGGGCGAGATGCTGGGACCCGCCGCGGGGCCGTTGCTGACAGTCGCACCGGAGCTAGGCATCGTCAGCGACGCAGCTGCGGCTGCGCGGCCGGTAGCACGTGCGGCTGTCGCTGAGCGCGTCGCTCCTATCAAAGCTGCGGCTGCAGACTTGGCCGAGCAGGTGAAATCCAAGATCACTGGCCAACCAGATGTCGCGCCGACGCCAGGCACTGGCCAATCGGCCGGTGCCGCGGCTGTGGATCAAGCAGCGCTCCGCCAAGCGGCTGCTGATGAACTGCCAGTGAAGATGAAGCTGACGGAGGGTCAAAAGACTCGCGACTTTGAGCAGCAGCGGTTTGAGCGTGAAACGGCAAAGCTGCCTGAGACGGGGGAGCCCATTCGACAACGTTTCCAAGAGCAGAATTTACAACTGCAGCAAAATATGGATGCCTTCATTGATTCTACCGGAGCTGAGCTGACTGATACGCGTGGCATAGGCGAGGTTGTAGATAAGGCACTGCGTTCACGCGCCGCACGCGATAAGACGAAGATCCGGGCGCTTTATAAGGAAGCTGACAAGTCGGGTGAGTTGAAGGAGCCAGTTGACATGTCACCGGTAGCCCAGGTGCTGAAAGATTCTGAGTCAGCTCGCAGCACAGCCCCGATTTTGGAAGCCACGGAGAAAGAACTTACTCGCCTACAGGCTACGCAGGTGCTGGATGGCGATACCAGCGGCAAGCTGACGCTGGGCAATGCAGAGCAGCTGCGCAAGTTCGTTAACAAGGTGACGGGGGCAGACCCTACCAACATCAAATTTGCTCGTGATATCAAGGAGGCGATCGACGCCTCAACCGAGGGTAAGGGCGGAGAGTTGTATAAGCAGGCGCGCGCAGCTCGTGCCCAATACGCAACTGACTACGAGAACTTCGGGCTCGCGAAGCGGCTCTTGAATACAAAACGCGGCTCCTCTGATCGCGCCATTGCGATGGAGGATGTACTGCATAAATCGATCATCTCACCCTCATCCTCACTTGACACAGTTGCCCAACTGCGGCAATTGCTGGAGTCAGAAGGCCCTGGCGGGCAGCAGGCCTGGAAGGAGCTGCAAGGCGGGATGCTTCGCCATATCCGCGACGAGGCTTTGAAAGGTGTATCTACGGATTCAGCTGGAAACCGCGTTGTCTCCGCGTCGCAACTGGATCGCGTCATCAATGCCTTGGATAAGAACGGCAAACTCGATTATGTGTTGGGTAAGAAGCAAGCTGAGCGCGTGCGTACTGTGAATGAGGTGGCTAAGAGCGTGCTGACTTCGCCGCCAGGTGTGGTCAACACCAGCAACACGGCGACAGTACTCGCTGGTTTGCTCGACGTCGGCATCAGCGGTATGACGGGTGTACCTGCACCAGTGGCGTCAACTGTACGACTCGTTACTTCAAGAATCAAAGATGCGAAGCTACGTGCGCGCGTTAAGAAATCTTTAGGAGAGTGAGATGGCTGTTATCAATATATCCCCACCGTTCCCGTCGTTTTTCGATACCGACGGGTCGCCGTTAGAGGATGGCCTCATCTACATCGGGCAAGCTAACCTTAACCCGACGATTGCAGCCAACCAGGTGCCAATCTACGCCGATTCGACGCTACTGGCGCCACTGGCTCAGCCGGTGCGAACTTTAGGTGGCTATCCAATCATTAACGGCGCGGCGACTAAGGTCTATGCTGGGGTGGGTGACTATTCAATCGTGGTGTATGACAAGCACGGTCGTTTAGTCTATGCTGCGCTCTCCAATAAGACCAAGTTCGGGTTGATTGACCTCTCTACTGACGTCACCGGCTTTTTACCGGCGTCGATGATTGAGTACCCACCTACTTTGGCTGAGATCGCAGCTGGGGCCATTATCACCAACAAAAGCATCCCCTCGCACGACTATGGTGGGATCATCTACCCTATCCGCTACGGATTTTTGCCGACGGCCTCGGCCGCGGCGAATGTCAACGCCTTAGCAACAGCCGCCTTGGTGTTGGCGCAAGCAACAACTATCAAAATTCGTGATGCCGTGGTTTACGCTGTCGACACTGGCACGATGCCTGAGGTGCATCTCACGCCTGGGGCGCATGACATTAACAATGTCATCAGTTGGCCCGCGTATGTCACCATCCGAGGTGATCGGACAATTATCCGTCAAACTGACGTCACGAAGGTTCATTTCACCACCGCCCCGTCGTACCGCGTCGAGATTGAAGGCATCACCTTTGTCGGGGGTAAGAACGCCTTTTGGGGTACAGGTGTCAACACGGATACTTCACGAGTGGTGTTGCGCCGCTGTAACTTCCAAACTGACAACTTGACTAACTACGCAGTATTAGTTGATACGCAGACCTGCAACACGCTGCTCGATGAGTGCTGGGTGATGAACTCGCCTTTGTTTGCTGATATCTACGGTGACTTCTGCGAGATCCGCAACTGCTGGGTCATCGGCTACTACAACGCCACTGGTCTGAAACCAGACAACACGGACAGCGTGGCAAATCACTGCCGCTACATGCGCATCTGCGGTGGTTCATGGGTGCCTGAGGCGGGGCCTGGGTTGTCAGTCAATACGCGTTGGATCAGCAATCGCGGCGGGTTTCTTTCCGTGGAGGACGTCCAGTTCGGTGGTGAGAACGCAGGTCTACCCACCATCTACGAATTCGGATCGGCGGTGGTTGTTGGACCCACCTTCTTAACGTTGTCTGGCGTGGTAGTTAAGAACTGCCAGTTATCCTGCGGCCACCAATCGCGCGCTGACCGTGGCATCCTCATTTTGCAGGGCTCAGTGCCGTCGATAATCGACATCGAGGACGGTTTCGGTTCAGCAGCAATCGCCAAGCTGATTAATGACAATGCGATGACCGCCCCCACCCTGGCGACGTGGCTGTTGACGAACATCTATAACACGAATGCGAAGATCAGCATCCGCATCCGTGGGATGAACTACGAACCGGCAGTGACAACCATCTTGGGCGATCAGATGCCGGCGGCGCTGCTGCCATTCGCAAAGACTGATACAGCTTGTCGTGGCGTCAACCCGGGTTACAACCAGTTGGGTCCGATTAATACACCGATGCGGGAATACGATCCAGATTGGTCTGGCGTCGCAGCTTTGGCATTGAGTGCTGTAGCTGGTAAAGTTGAGGATATCGCCACAACTGCGTATCAAAATATGTTGTCGGTAACTAAGTCGGCTAACGGCGCAGTTGGCATGGCTTCTTGTATCATTGAAGTGGAAGTCAGCGCCGCTATAATATCCGCGGTGCCAGTATATACAGCAAACTCCGCGAAATTTCGCATCACATTAGTGGCTGGCGCGGCTAATGCTATCACTGGTGTGATTACAACTCTTGATCAGAATAACATCGCGCAAGGCGGGGCTGGGCCTGGTAATGTCCTTGGGTTACAAATTCTTGCGGGGGCCACCGCCACGTCAGCAACTATTCAAGTTCGAGCCAATGATGGTACGATGGTCAAAGGTTCAATAGCGTGGAACGCTAAAATGATTTCGGTGACAGCTAACAACAACACTGACGGTAAGGTGTTCTCAATAGCAAGCTTCTAAGGTGTGATGATGCTAAAAGAAATAATAACACAACATTGGCCTGAAGGATTGGTTGCAACTATGACTGGATTACTTACATTTTTTAGTCGACGTGAATTAAAACGCAATGATGATCGGCATCTTGCGCATGAACAGCGCTTGAAGCAACTTGAAGGTGAGGTCATTACGAAAAATGATTTTGACGAATTGCGCAGTTCAATGACAGCTTCAATGACTAACTTGGCTGATGGCATCGATCGACGCATGTCAAGTATGCATACTGAGAATGTTGATACTTTGAATCGCATTCATACTCGTGTAGACGATCTTTGGAAGAGTCATCACTCAAAGCAGTAACTATTATGAACACCAACGTCAAAGCTTTCCTCGATATGATCGCCTTCAGTGAAATCGGGCCTAAGTTGTTAGCGCGATCTGATAATGGCTACAACGTGTTGGTGGGCGGGGCTTTGTTTGATGACCGAGGCACCCCAGAGCTCTTTGACGACTATGCTGACCATCCTCGTAAGGTGGTAGCGTTAGGTCGTGGACTGAAATCTTCAGCTGCGGGCCGTTACCAGATTTTAACGCGATACTACGATGCTTATAAGAAGCTGCTGAGTTTGCCAGACTTCTCGCCGGCTTCGCAAGATGCTATTGCGGTGCAGATGATCAAGGAACAGCACGCATTAGAGGATGTGGAAGCTGGCCGATTTGATGAGGCGGTCCATAAATGCCGTAACATCTGGGCGTCGCTGCCTGGTGCGGGCTACGGTCAGCACGAGAACGACATTGCAGATTTGCGTAACGCTTATTCCTCAGCCGGTGGGCTCGTAGCATGAACTACACCAAATTACTCATGGTGGTTGCGCTGGTGGTTGTCATCTTAATGGCGGCCACCATGCTTACCAAACGTGATCGCTCCTCAGCTAGTGCGATCAATCTCGAAGACTTATTGCTGGGTGATGATGGGAAGCTTAGCAAAGCTGCAGCCGTCATGATGGGTGCGTTCGCAATGACAACGTGGTTGATGGTTTATCTAGCTTTGAATAATAAGATGACCGAGGGGTATCTAGCCATCTACGTAGGTGCCTGGATTGCCCCAACGGTCACACGTTTGATTATCGTCAAACCCACGCCTGGAACTGCGCCATGAATACTACCATAGTCTATTTGCTTGTTTGCCTAGGTGTTTTCGGTGCTGGGTTCGCCACTGGCCATCACATGAAAACAGTAAGCGACAACGCGGCAATCGTCAAGCAAGCGGTGAAGGTCGCCAAGATCGACGCCAAAAATGAAATTGAAGTGGAGAAGCAAGATGACTCAGATAAGCTTAAGATCCGCCAACTGGAAGACGACCTCAGCGCTGCTCGTCGTGCTACCGCTGTGCAGCGCGTGCCAAAGCCTGCCGTCACAAAGTGCGTGCCCAGCGCCGAAGCCCATGCCCCAGCTCGTGCAGCAGGCGACGCCACTAGAGAATCAGCTGACCGCTATGAAGAAGCGTATCGCACATTTCGAGACGACCTCCTCGTCGCCGGCGCCGTAGCCGAGCAGCTGCGCCTGCAGGTGCTTGCCTGCCAGGCACAGTGGCCTAAGTAGGCCTGCAGCAGTTAAATCTAACATAGGTTGCTGCCTAGTCTGCTTGTAGGACATAGCCTAACATAGGGCGTAGGACTGCGATTACCTCGGGGCTTCGTATGCAATCCTACAGCGTGCCGCTTATGTTAACTGCTCCCAGACCCGCCCGGCCTGGACCCACAGCTCCCGCGCTGCAGTATGTGGGTACTCCTCCACAAAAACGATCCGCCCACATGAGGTATTGAGCAGCAGCTTCACACAGGTGATGCACGGCGAGGCTGTTACATAACAGGTGTGGATGGCATAGACGTCGCGGCACTGCAGCAGGGCATTCTGCTCAGCATGGATGGCCTGACACCCATCCAAGTTGGTGCCGCTTGGGCTACTGGCGCCAGGGCAAGCTGTTGGGTAGAGCGTCATCGGCCCCTCCCCTACATCCACCAGCTCAGGTTCATTGCAGTGCGGTTGCCCAGCCGCCACCCCGTTGTAGCCTGTCGCCAGCACGTGGCCCCGAGCGTTGATCAGCACACACCCCACCTGCCGACGGCAGCAGGTGGCGCGCTTCGCGGTGACTTGGGCCAGCTCCAGCGCCCATTGGTCTTTGCTAGGACGCATTTTGGCGCTCCCACCAACGCAGGATGTGGCCAGGCTTGGTATCTCGGAGGTCCCGTAGCCACTCTAAGCAACTGTCCTCATCGCGCCAGAGGAACTTCGGTGTGTCAGCTTGTGGCAACGGGTCTTGATCAGTCAAGCAGTTGAACGCCGCCTCCCAGTTGTCTTGGTAAAGGTGGCTTGAGGCTGCGGTGAGATACAGGATGCCTGGCTGCACAAAGTCGGCCGTCAACCTGGTCTTGTTTAGCAGCGCACAGATATAGTGGCCCAGCATCGCGAAGTTGAAGACATCATACGGCACGCCAAGCCACAGGTCTGAGCTCCGCATGAAGACATGCATGTTCAACTTTTCATCGCGGATCGAGGCAAAAATCGCCACCGTGCAGGGTACATCTTTAGTCGTTGGTGGATTCTCACGCCAGATCGTGAGCCCAGCTTGGCGTGACATTCGGTCGGCGTTGAGCTTGTCGATTACATACGGCAGCTGTGCCAGAATCTTCGGGCCATAGGCGCCGAAGAAACGCTCGCCATCATCCGAAAATTCTGCAATGCGGCTGTTGTAGGGTGAGATGGTCGCCACCCGGTCATCCCCGGTGAGAATCCAATAAGCCTCAGCTGCCATAAATTGGTAGCTGAGCTGACGTTTCTCCACGCGTAGCACCGGCTGTTGCATGTTGACCTCTAGTGTGCGCTGCGGCAACTCCTTGGTAAGCCTGCCACGCGGCGCTACAGTGAGGCCACGCGCCATGGTTTCATCAAGCGCAGTTAACCAAATTTGTGAAAAGTCTTTCATCGGTGTGCTCCTATGAAGTCAAATAGTTGATAACGCAGGTGGGAGTTGAAGCGTTTGTGGTGCTGTGGGTGCGGCACCTCGACGGCGCGGATCTTCAACCGATAGAGTTCCGCCGCCGCCTTCGCGCCCAGCGCAATGACTTGACCAGGTCGGGCGTGCAAGAACTCGAGGTTTTGATCGGCGTTGATCCACAGCAGCTCACCTTCTGGAACCATCGCGGCGTCAAGCTGGTCCGTGAGCCAGCGGCTGCAGCCCTCGCCTGAGAAGGAGCCGAAAGGCCACTGGTACCACGGGTCTTGGTCCTTGCGCTCGGCAAAGCCCTCGCCCACCAGCACGGTGGGGGCGTCCCAGCTGCCGGCTGAGGCGAGGTACAGCGGGTGCTGATCATGCCGGTAGCGCTCAATGTCTGGGATCAGGGTGTACTCCACGCTGCCGTCGGTGTAGTCGTAGGTTACCACCGGCAGCTGACACGGCTGGTCGCGATAGGTCTGGTGGACCTGCTTCAGCTGCGCGGTAGTCTTGAGGTACTCCTGACCTTTCCGCTTGAGAAAGTTAGCTTCTGCCGTTTCGTAACCCGGGTCACACAGCACCATCACGGCGCCGCAGCGCAGTGCTAAACGTTCGAGCATCCGCCGGCACGCGCCCGTGAGGCGATCTTGACCTTCACGAAAGGCCTCGCCGTAGGGGGTCTCGCTGAACCACGAGCGGTCGAAGACCACATCTTCGTGGCCGAGCAGCGCCGGCAACATGGCCTCGACGTAGAGTCGCCCCAGCCCGTGCTTGATGTGCGGCAGGTTGTTGAAGTGCACGTAGGTGGCGCCAGTCATGGTGGCGTACTCACGGGCGGCGGTAGTCTTACCGGAGCCGTCGCAACCTTCAAAGATGGTCAGCTTCTTAGATGTTTTCATTTGATCGTCCTCGTGGTGGTGTCGAAGTAGTTGGGGCTGATGACCATGCCGGCGGCCAGCAGCGTGGCTTGGTGACAGGGCGCCAGCCAACCCGGTGGCTTCACGACGTCGAGCGTCGATTGGCGCTTGGACTGGCTGAGGTCGGTGGCTCGGACCTTCGCCATGTTGGCACGTTGGACCTCAGCCCAGAGCTGCTCCCACGGCAGGCCCATCATCAGGGCGGTGCCGTGCACCACGTAGGCCAGGTCCACCAGGGCATCCGCAGCCTTGGCCAGGTCTTGGGCGTTGACCGCTTCTTTGAACTCATCAAGCTCCTCCTGCATGAAGTCCACGCGGAATTGGGTGGCTTTGCTGTCGAGGAAAGCCGGTGCCGAAGCCATCGGGATGTCGAACTTCTGTTGAAAGGCGAGGACATCTTTATTGTCACTTTGTTGCTGTAAGCGCAGCACGGTATAGCCGTCAGCTCGCTTCAACCACGTACCGACTGCGATTGACTTGCCAGTGTGGTCTTCCACCTCAACAAATTCGCAACCATCTGGGCCGGGCGGCCCGGTAAATACAAAGTCGATGTGGTTCATTTTTTAGGTTTCCTGCAGATCCAAAGGTTGTTGCGCGCATGATCGGGATAGAGTGGCCCGAAGATGTTGCTGATCGCATCGTTGTCGAAGTACTCGGCCAGTTCTACCGCGACGCTGCGAATCGACTTCACAAATTCATCGGTGTACTTCTCTGGCTTCGATTTCTTGATGTGCTTGATGTGCTTGATGTCCATGAAGGTACCGAATCGCTGTTCCACGATAAATCCCGCCTTCTCCGTCGCTTTCTGGAGCTCCGGCACGGTGTACTCGTGGATGTGGTTCGCTGCGTGGCGTACGCCGTCGTACACCGGCGTCGACATGAGCATCACCCCGCCTGGCTTAAGGCAGGCGAAGCAGGCTTTCAAGAAGTTCGTGCCGTGCACGGCCTTCATGTGCTCGATCACCTCCAGGTGCACCACGACATCGAACCCGCCTGGGTGGGTAACATGATCTTTGTCCCACTTCTTATCGAGCAGCTCCTTGTACCGCTCCACGAAGTTGAACTCACCGAGAAATTGGAGCCGTTGGGACCCGCTGGGTTTCAGCTTGTTCAGATCCACCCCTGTGTAGTGGCCCACGTGTGCCGCCGCGCCGCCGGTGAGGATCTTGCTGAGCGGCTTATCTTCGCCGCAGCCGATTTCCAGCACCGTGTCCTTGATGCCGATGAACCGGCGGGCGAAACTCCACCGGAAGAAGTGCGCCGAGTAATCCCGGTGCAGTGTCCGACCGTGGCCTGCCTCATGTAGTTGGGTGGTGTCGTAATCGCGTTGATCGCGTTGAATCTCTTTAGTCTTGGGCATGGCTCTTCCCCCACAGCACATCAGCTGTGCGTACGCCGCGGTGAGGTCGAACGAATTGCAACCACTTCACAAATTTGTGGTAGTTGCTAATTCGGACAGCTTGTGCGCGGCGCACAGCCTGTTCGACTCGGGTTAATCTTGGTTGACTCATCTTGCTCTCCGAAATAGGAACAGCCGCGGGTTAGCCTTCCGCGGCGTCCCAAAGTGGGCGGCTGTTACTCCTTGGCTTCCGGGGGTTTCTTGCCGTCCTTCTTCAGCTTGTTGCGGTACCATGCCACGTAGCTGCGCTTCTTGTCATCCAAGCCGAACTTTTCCTTCACCTTCGCGAAGATCTTGTCGTCGGTCAGGTTGCCTGCCATGATCAAGTCGCAGAACAGCTGCGCCGCTGTCGCCCGCTTCTCGCCGGTGGCCTTGCGCGCCTTCGCGTCCTTCTTACTTGCCTTGGCTTTCGCTTTCTTAGTCGCCATGTCAATCTCCTCATCAGTTGGTTTGTGGAGAAGCTGCTCCACGTCAGTTGCCTCAGCAAGCCTATCGCCCACCTCAGCTAATTTCACAAGTCCTTGCACGAACACCCGGGCTTCACCCCACCCAAAATCGCCCGCAAAATCCAAATCTAAGCTCACCTTGCCTTGTTTGGAGTGGGTGAGCTTCGCCCGCCGTCCACCATCGATGTATAGCTGGTAGATTGTAGCACCGTCTTCATCCTCTTCGACGATTTTAATCGTGTTGGGGTTTGAAATAGCCATGTGATCAACTCTTAGTTAAACGTGGCCGTGCCACTTCATTCACAGGTCGGTGAATGGATTCTTCAGCACCTGCGCGATGACCAGCAGCCAACCCCAACCCACCGACGTGGCGTCGCTGGCTGTCAGCCTGCTTGCCCCCGGTCTGAGTCTCGATCTTCTCGCGGATTAGCCTGCGTGTTTCATCTGGCACCGCAAACTCTTGCACGGTGCGGCGCACGGCCTGCACCCAACCGTGGCAGAACCCATCAGCTTCCACAATCTTGGCCTGGCGAAAGCCGGTGAGCGTCTTCACAAACTCGCCGCGCGCCTTAATGAGCTTGCGCGTCATCACGTCCGCGGTGTACTGCGCCAGCTGTACCTGCGCCTTCACACCCACGAGTACGTAGCGGCCGTACACATCCTGCGCCCAGCTGTTGGAGCTGCGCCACATAAGTTGGCAGCCGAACGCCTTCGCTACGCAGCTGAGCAGTGCGAGCTCCCAGTCCTTCACGCGGCTGACTGACGCCTTGCTCTTCACCTCGCCTTCGCCAATCTCAGCCTTGGCTAGGTCAAGCGCCGCCACGCCATGCAGCTCCATGAGCTTCTGCGCTTGGCGCATGGCCGCAGCCGCCTCAGCTGGCTCAGGTGACTGGCTCAGCGCGAGGCACTTCTTGATCTTGCGTAAGATGTTCTCGTCCATACATCACCTCAAGACGTCAAGCAGTTTCACCAGCTCACTGCGCTCAGCGTGGCGGTATGCGGCCACGCCGTCGATGCGCAGCACCCACCAGCTGCCGGTTAACCGGCGCGCGCGATCGACTTCACGCTTGTAGGTGAGCTGTTGCAAAATGATTCTCATGTTAATTCCCGCTTCATCTTCTCAATGTGAGAATTCAACAACGCCTCAGCTAGCTGCAGCTGTGCGTCGATAGCCGGCACATCAACTGGGTCGCCACCACCTTTCCACGACTCAGCGATAGCCGCATCACGATACTCTTCAATGCGCCGCATTAACTCAGCCCACTGATCGATGATGCGTCTATTTATCTTCTTGGTTGCCATAAACTGACCCAGAATCCTTTACAAAGATAGCGTCACCGAGTAACAGCAGGACCACCACCGGTCCTGCTATTGAGGCGACGAACACCACAATCCAGAAGAAGTCCTCCAAGATGCTTAACAGGCTCACTTGGCCGCCAACTTACCAGCACGCTTCAGCTGGCAACGGTACCACGTTGGGTAGTGACGCTTGTCGTCAGACAGTTTGAACTGCTCCTTGAGGGCAACCCACACTTCCTCGTTAGTTTTGCCGGCGAGGATCAAATCGCGCGCCACGGACGAGCAGGAGACGCGCGGCGCTTTCGCTGCCTTGGGTTCCTTCGTCGGCTTAGGTGTCTTGGCAGGTTTCACTGCCTTCACCTTGGCGGCCTTCGGCTCCTTAGCCGGCTTTGCCGTTTTGGCGGCACCGCTCTTCAAGTTCACACCGTAACCTTGCTCATAGAGCTTCGGCAGGTTGATTTCCCAGCGGCCGTCAGGCAGCCGCGCCATGAACGTCGTATAAGCCGGTGGTTTGAGACCCAGCTTGCGCAGGATCGACGTAGCGGCATCGCGGGTTTTCACCACGCGAGGTTGAATTGTACTCATGTGTTAGTCCTCAGCAGTTTGTTAAATTAATTTCTCACTAGATCGTCAATGATAGCATCAGGATCATTTTGAAGAACAACTTCATCTATAGTATCTCTGAAATCGTCTTCACCAGCACCCCAATCAGCGATGATACAACTGTCATCACCTGTTTGTGGATGGAGCACCAACCAAGATTTTCTCCCGTCAGCGTGGGTGAAAACTAAGTCGATTGCATATGGTCGTTGGTACACCGCCTTCATGATGGTTGAAAGCGACAATCCACGCGTGCGGCTGCAAGCTGTAAGAGTCCAACCGGCTTTCGCCAAAGCTGCTAAGCAGGTTCTGATTTCAGATTTGTGGCTCATGGTTAATTATCCAGGATTGCGCATCAACCAAGTTTGAGATGGCGTCGAGATTTCATCATAAGCGCTACGAACGCTTTGATTAAATTCACGTTGTGAACACTCTGAGAAGTCGAAGCCGTTCTCACTCAGGTGATCTTGCACTGTCAACGCCGCTTCAGCGTCGACGTTCAAGAGCTTCATGATGTCACGTGTAACTTTGTTCACAACCTAATCCTCAGCACAACCGGTCATATTCGACCGTGGAATCATTGTATCATGATATCCGGTCTTGTAAACACCTATTTACAACTATTTGTGATATTTGATCAGTGTGAAATCAATCACTTACGCGCCTTGAGAGTTTGGAGCGCTGAAAACAGGGCCTGTTGGCCACGGTCCTTGCTCTTTAAAGCCAGCAACATCACCTCGTCGATGGTGCCACTTGCCATAATGTGGTGTACGTAGACCCGCTTGGCCTGCTGGCCAGAGCGCCGGATCCGCCTGATGAACTGATCGTAGAGCTCGTAGTCCCACGTCATGCTGTGCCACGCCACGTGGAAGCCCGACTCCTGCAGGTTCAAGCCGTGGCCGGCGGATTGGGGGTGCGCCAGCAGCAATGGCAGCTCGCCACGGTTCCACGCATCCTCAATCACCTTGCTCTTCTTAGGTGAGACGCCTGAGCCGATGTAGGGCACGTCCTTGCCGAACCTTGCCTGCAACCGCGCCAGGTCGTGGTTGAAGTCGTACGCCACGAGCAGCGGCGACCCCTGCAGCTCCTCGACAAGCTCCTCCACGACATCCGTCTTAAGGTCATGTAAATCGACCCAATCGCGTGCCGACTTCGGGAGCTTCACCAGCGCCTTCACCTCTTGGTCGAGGTAGATGCCGCCGTTGGCCACCTGCCGGCACTTCATGCTGGCCGCTGCCGCGGTGGCAGCGCGCACCGTGCCCTTCTTCAGGCGCGTGATGAGGTCCTGCTCAAGCTCGAGATAGACCTTCAGGACATCATCCGGCAACTCAACCTTGATGTTGTTCTCAATCAGCTTCGGCATGTCGATGTAATCTTCCGCCGCCATGCGCAGCGCGAGTGGCCGCACGCGCTCGTAGATCTGCTCGTCGGCTCCTTCTTTCAGGATCCAGCTGAACCCGTCGAAGCCGGGGTTGAAGTACTTTGTGCGATAGTGGCTGATGTAGGGACCCAGCGAGCGCCCCTGGTCGAGCATGTAGCACTGGCCGAAGAGGTTCAGCAAGCCGTTTGACGCGGGCGAGCCGGTGAGACCCCAGCGGCGACCGAAGGTGTGCAGCACCAGCTTCATCGCCTTGTAACGGTTCGTGTTGGTATGCTTAAACTTGCTGAGTTCGTCGATGACTAAGGTATCAAACCCTAGCCGCTTCCACCGCGCGAGGTCAACTGTGACCTTTACCTTACCCGAGGGCAGCCGTGTCTTCTGCATGTCGAGGAGCCAGTCAAGCCCCTCCGGGTTGATCACGTAGATGTCCGCGTCTTGCTTTAGCAGTTCGTCCTTGTCCTTCCCATGCAACACCGCCAACTTCAGGTGGTTGAAGTCCGTCCACTTATCCCGCTCCGCCGGCCAGACGGAGTAGCAGACACGCAGTGGCGCCACGATGAGCACTTTGCTCACCAGCCCCTTCTTGATGAGGAAGGTCAACGCGGCTAGTGTGATGCTGGTCTTACGGAGGCCGGGATCTAAGAAGAGCGCAGCTGCGGCGTGCTCGAGCAAGAACTTGACGGCTTTGCGCATGTACGCAACTGGGTGCCACGGCGTCGATGACAGCTTGAAAAGCGTCAACTGCGGAGACGTGGACTTGGACTTCGTAACCGAGGTCTTGGAGGTACGCATGGGTGTCCTGCTGTTTAGGTTCAGGTTCGTAACCGGGTTGCTTGAATTCAATTAAAAGTGGGCGGCCACCCGGGAGCCAGAAGATGCGATCTGGCCACGAGGTGTCGCCCACTACTTTAAGTTTAGACCCCTTGATGCCGAGATGGCGCCA